TGGCTGATCTGCGGGTATACGCGGACCCACTACTTCGAGGTGTGGGACGGCGCGGAGATCGTGAAGTGGGAGCCGCATACGCTGCGGGACATTCCGATTTTCGAGTACCGGCTGAACATGAACATGCTGGGGAGTTTTGAACCGGCGATTCCCGTGCTCAATGCCATCAACACGATCCAGAGCAACCGCGTGGACGGCCTGGAGCAGTTCGTACAGAGCTTTTTGAAGTTCGTAAACTGCGACATTGAAGAGGACACGGTGGAGCAGTTGCGCAAGATGGGCGCGATTGTTCTGAAATCCGTGAACGGGCTGAACAGCGACGTGGACATCGTGTCGCAGGAGCTGAATCAGCAGCAGACGCAGACGTTGGTGGATTACCTGTACGACCAGGTGCTGTATATCTGCGGGTTGCCGACGACCACCAAGGGCGGTGGCAGCACATCGGACACGGGAGCCGCGGTCCTTTTGCGCGACGGCTGGCAGCAGTGCGAGGCGAGGGCCCAACAGACTGAAAAGCTGTACCGCAAAAGCGAGCGGGAGTTCCTGCGGCTGGTGCTGCGGATCATGGGCGATACGCGCCCTGACATCGACCTGAAGCTGTCCGGGATTGAGTGCAAATTCACGAGGAGGCAGCACGACAACCTTCAGAGCAAGTGCCAGGCATTGAGTTCCCTGCTCCAGGCGGGCATTCATCCTGAGATTGCCATTGCGACCAGCGGGCTGTTCAACGACCCGATGGACGTGTACAAGCAGAGCGAGGAATATCTGGAGAAGTGGAAGCCGATTCCGATGAACGCCAATCCCGCGCTGGGTGAAGGTGGCGGGAATCCGGAGGAGTTGCCGCCAGAGGAAGAGGACACGGAGATCACCGAGGATGAAGAAAAGGTGGCCGAGGGCGGCGAGAAGGGCGACGGCGGAAGGAATCTGCGCTGCGCCCTGTGCGGAAAGCCGCTGCCGGAGGGCAGGAAGAAGTATTGTTCGGACGACTGCCTGAACATGGCGCGGTATCTGAACAACAACGGGGCGAACGTGAAGGCGTATCGGCCCACCGGTCGGAACGGGCTGCCGAATAGTTTGCCGACCTCGCAGAGGAATGGTAACGCATGAGTGTGGACATCTTTCGCCACGCGGACCGGGCGCTGATGGTGATGCTGAACGCCATGTCACGGGAGTTTCAGAATTTGAGCACCGATATCGGGTTCGATGAGATGAACGTGATGGAGACACGGCGGCGGGTGAACGCCATGTATGAGCGGATGGACAAGGTGATCCGCCGGGAATACCGGAGCGTGGCCCGGAAATCGTACATGGACGCCATCGCGGAAGCCGGGGTGGACGGCGGCGCGTTTGACGCGGAAAAGTTCGTGAGCATGATGTTGAAGGCTTACGACCCGGTGAGCGACTTCATCTACGACAGGGAATGGATTCGCAAGCGCGACCGGCTGTTTGAGAGCATCATTGCCACAGAGCGCGGCAACCAGGAGATGCGCAAGAACCTGAAGCGCGGGCTGGACGTGCTGGCGAACCAGGTGCGGCAGTACGCGGACAACATCACGGCACAGGCGCGGGTGACGGCCTTTAAGCGGGCCGGGGCGGACGTGCTGGTGTGGATTACGGAGGACGACGAGAAGGTCTGCAAGGTTTGCAGACCGAGGCATGAGCAGTTCTATCCGATAGAGATGCTGCCTGAGTGGCCGGCGCATTGGCATTGTCGTTGCAGGTTGGATTGGGTGGACATGGAAGAGCGGAAGAGGCGGAAGCAAATGGGAACGACCTCATCCGTCAGCCGCGAAGCGGCTGCCACCTTCCCCTAAAGGGGAAGGCTTTTGGGGGACGATGATGTTTTGTCGCGGTGGCGGAATAGACGCGGAATGCGCTTTCCCATCGGCGCAGGACGCGGCGCGGTGCTTCCCTTCCGCCGCGCAGTAGACGCACTAATTGGGGCCTGAAGATAAATCCAGGCATGGTAGGTGGAAATCCTACCCCGCGACTTGTTTGGTTTTAAGCGGATTGCAAACGCTTGAAATATTTGGGAGATAGTGATTGCAACACGAAAAGCGGAGTGCCTTGCCGCCTTCTCCCAAATCACTACATAAGGCAATTAGACTACGAAAGGCGGTAGTTTATGTATGTATAGTCTTGATTTGACGGGAGAACGATTCGGAAAACTCGTTGCACTGTACGACACAGGGAGAACTAAGAAATCTGGAAACCACTATTGGAAATGTGTATGTGATTGCGGAAACTATACCGAAGTAGATACAGGCCGATTACGGACTGGACGCACAAGAAGTTGTGGTTGTTTAAACAAGCAGCACATGGCAAAAGTGAATTTCATACATGGTAATTGGAACGAAAGGTTACATAATGTATGGAAAAGCATGGTAGACAGATGTACAAACCCTAAAAACCGTTCGTTCTGTTATTACGGTGAGAGGGGAATAAAAGTATGTGAAGAGTTTATGTGCTACGACAAATTTAAAGCGTGGGCATTATCAAGCGGATATGATGAAAACGCTAAATTTGGAGTATGCACGATAGACCGAATCAATGTAGATGGTGATTACGAGCCAAACAACTGTCGATGGGTTGATCTAAAAACTCAGGCGAATAACAAACGCAATTCTAAAAGCGTTTGACACTAAAACTGAATAGACTATTGGATTTACGAGATGCGAGTTGGACTTACGAAGTGGTGTAGGTCTGGCTCGCATTTTTGTGGTTTTGAAATGGCTTATGCCATTCAAATCAGAGGGTAACTCCTGGCGGGGTACACTCCCGCCACCCTCTCTTAAACAGAGAGGAGTGACCCGTAGTGAATGAGGTTTGGAAGGACATTGAGGGGTATGAGGGACGGTATCAGGTCAGCAATCTTGGAAATGTCAAGAGCTTAAACTATGGCGGACATGGGTATGCAAAGAATTTAGTCCCAAAGTGTAATAACTCTGGACGTTTGTGGGTTGAGTTGTTCGCAGATGGCAAAAAGAAATGCGCATTAATTCATCGGTTGGTTGGAGTGGCTTTTATTCCTAACCCAAACAACTATCCGCAGATTAACCATATTGACGAAAACCCGAAAAACAACCAGGCAAACAACCTTGAATGGTGTACTGGCGATTACAACATCGCGTACTATCTCGAACGCCATCCGATATGTTCAAAGAAAAGAAAGCCAATTAGAAGTAGGTCTACAGGAAAGTACAAAAGGAGATTGGGATTAAAGATTCACCAAATGGATATTAATGGGAATCTGATAAAAGAATGGCCCAATTCAAGAGCCATTGCAACAGAAACAGGAATGAGCGATTGGAGCATTTCAGAATGTTGCCGTGGTAAACGCAAAACTGCTTACGGATATATTTGGCGTTATGCCAATTAGTATATCGGCGGAGAGAACCGCCTTGCTAAACGCGAGCCGCTAAAGAAAGCGGGGTAAAAATATTGCACGATATGAGGGAGGTAACTGAGATGGCTTTTGACTGGACTTCGATTGAGGGATACCGGGAGGACATGAGCGCCGACGAGAAGCTGGAGCTGCTGAACAACTACGACCCGCCCGCACCGGCACAGGCCGAGCCTGAACCCGCGCCCGCGGAGCCGAAGAACGCTGATCCTGCCCCCGCGCCTGCGGCAAAGAGTGCCGCGAAGCCGACCAATCCGCTGATGACGGAGGTGGCATGGAAGCGCGAGAGGGACAAGCTGACCAGCGAAAACGGCAACCTGCGCAAGGAGCTTCGCAAGTACATGACGGAGCAGCAGGCGAAAGAGGCTGAACGCCAGGCGGAGCTGGACGCGAGGGAAGCGGAACTGGAGATGCTGCGGCGTGACAAGACGCTTGCCGACCTGACGGCCAACTTCCTGGGACGCAGCTACGACGAGGTGAGCGCGAGACAGGCCGCCGAAGCCCTGGCTGACGGCGACACCAACGCCCTGTTCGACATCATGGCCCGGCGAGACATGGCCTATGAAAAGGCCCTTCGAGCGAAGATTCTGGCCGAAACCCCGAAGCCTCCGGCCAGCGACCCCAACAGCGAGGAAGCCAAGCGCAAGGACAAGGAGAACCTGCGCAGACTGTTCGGGCTTCCTTCCAACAGCAAATAACAGAGGGAGGTAAAAGTTATGCCTGATTACGCGAACACCATTGCCCTTGCCCAGCGGTATCTGCCGCTGCTCGACGAGGTATACAAGTACAGTTCCCGCTCCGCCATCCTGGACAACCAGAATGTGCAGTTTGTCGGCGGCAACGCCGTGAAGGTCTACAAGACCAGCATGGACGGCCTGGCCGACTACAGCCGCAACGGTGGCTACGTCAACGGCGCGGTGAACGGCAGTTGGGAGACCATGACCCTGAGCCAGGACCGCGGCAGGAGCTTCCAGATCGATCGTATGGATAGAGTCGCTGCTTAACAGCGAATGTTGTCCCCTTGCGGAGTAATCCGTAAGTGAAAATCGGGCAAGAAAACTGGAAGGCTAAGTTCGATGAAATGTACCTGTTTCATTTGCGGCAAAGAGTTTGACCGTAAACCCGCACTCATCAAACGCGCCGAACACCCTGTGTGTTCGAGGGAGTGTCAAACCATTCTGAAGCACAAAGGTTTTGTGGAAACCAAGTGCTGCGTGTGCGGGAAGCCGCTGCTGAGGAGACAGTCGAGGTTGGATATAAGACCAAATCCGACATGCTCCAAAGCGTGCGCGAACGAGGTCAAGCGCAGGGTAAACATCGACCCTGACATCACCGATGAAGAACGTCAGCAAACGCGCAAGGTACCTGAACGCAGAGGATTTCTGAAAGCAGTTATGGACCGCGACGATTACAAGTGTGTGATCTGCGGTGTGCATGAAAATCGAATGATCGTGCATCACCTGAACGGCTACAACTGGGATAAAGAGAATCGCTGCAATCCTGATAACGGTGTTACACTCTGCAACCAATGCCACGAGGGTTTCCATAAACGCTATGGCAAGGGGTGGAACACCAAAGATCAGTTCATCGAATACGCTAATCAGAGTGGAAGGCCGGGGATAATACCCCAGTCACACGCAACGCATAGGAGCTGAACCCGCACAGTTGCGGAATATAACGCTCCCACGAGTGCCCGACACCCTACCACCGAGGGTGAAGAGATATGCTGAACCGGGGATGAAACGACATCCCGTCATGCGAGGAAACTCCCGGAAGCAGAGGATAAAAAGCCCCTGCGATAACACATTGAACGAGGAGACTCTGGACCTGGCCTTCGGCACCCTGGCGGGCGAGTTCGTCAGGACTCGTGTGACGCCTGAGATCGACGCCTACACCTTCGCTGCGCTGGCCGGTGCCTCCGGCATCCAGAGCGCGAACGCGGACATCACCGTGGGCACCACCGACGTGCCCGACCTGATCGACACCGCCACCAAGGCGATGAACGAGGAAGAGGTACCCGAAGAGGGCCGCATCCTGTTTGTTTCCGAGACGGCTTACGAGGGCCTGAAGGTGAAGATCGCCCGCTTCACCGAGAACGGCGAGCGCAACATCTACAACGGCGTGGAAGCCTACAACGGCATGCGCGTGATCCGCGTGCCGCAGACCCGCTTCTACACCGCCATCACCCAGTACGACGGCACGACTGCCGGTCAGACCGCGGGCGGCTACATCGGCACCCCGGGCACCGGCTACAACATCAACTTCCTGATGGTGCATCCCAGCGCCGTGCTGAAGGTGATGAAGCATGTGCTGCCGCGCATCTTCACCCCGGACATCAACCAGAGCGCCGATGCCTGGAAGTTCGACTATCGCGCCTACTGGGACGCCTTCGTTTACGAGAACAAGGCGAAGGGCGTGTACCTGCACCGCGCTGCGACGGCCCTGTCCTGATGAGGTGAGCGCATGGCTGTGATGCAGACGCCTCACGGCCGCGTGATTGGGCTGATTCTCAACAAGGAGGATCAGCCCATGAAAGAGGCTGTTGAGAAGGAGCCGGAGGTCGAGGCCAAGGTCGAGGCCAAACCGGCGGCGGTGAAAAAGGCGGGGAGACCCGCGAAGAAGTGACGATTGGAGGTGGGCCGTATGACATCCGAAGCGAAGCTGGCGATGGTCAAGGCGATTCTGCGCATTGACGACACAGACACTTCCGAGGACGCGCTGATTACGACCTACCTGGACATGGCCCAGCAGGAGATGCTGTCCTGGCGGTATTCCCACGCGAACCCGGACAACGTGCCGGAGGCCGTTCCAACGGAGTACGAGATCACGCAGGTGCAGGCGGTCATCAACGGCTACACACAAGCTGGCGTCGAGGGCCAGGTGCTTTCCATTGAGAACGGCATCCACAGGCACTTCAACTACAGCGACATGGTGGAGTACGTGCGGGCGCATGTGATTCCCATTGCGGGGGTTATGCGAGGAACGACCTCTTCCGTCTGCCCTTGCGGGCAGCCACCTTCCCCTGGCGCAAGCGCGGAAGCAGGGGAAGACAATGGGGACGGTGACGGGACATGAGGGGCGCGAACCGCAACAAGCAGGTTTTCTGGTATGCGCTGTTTGACCAGACATCCGAGGGTACGGACGAATACGGCAACATCATACAGCAGTATGCCACCTACGGCGACCCCGTGAAAACCAGCGGAAACATCTCCCCGGCCAAGGGCGAGGTGGTTTCAAGGCAGTTTGGCGACGACGACCTGTATGACCGGGTGATCGGGCCGCTGCCGATTGACACGCCGATTGACGAGTACGCAGTGCTTTGGATTGACGTGACGCCGGAGCTGGACGGGGAGGGGCATCTGGCCCTGAACGAGGACGGTCAGCCTGTGACGCCGCACAATTACATCGTGCGGAAGAAGGCCCCGAGCCTGCCGGTGTTCGGCGGCGTGATGCTGGCGGTGGACAAGGTGACGGTGACGTGACGGGGATAGGGAACCGTCCGCTGCGGCGGGGACCTCATCCGGCGCTACGCGCCACCTTCCCCAAAGGGGAAGGCTGAGGGGTGACGTGATATGAACGGCAGCATCGACGACATCATCAAGGGGCTGGAGAACTATAAGCGGAGCCTGAAGGTCAAGGCGGACGCGCTGGTGAGGATGCTGGCGGAGGCAGGCGCTACAAACGTATCGCTTGTTTACGCGAGAACGCCGTATACCGGCCATAAGAACGCGGACGTTACCGTAGAGGAACGCGGCCCAGGCAAATATGCCATCGTCGCCAGCGGACAGACCGTGCTGTTCCTGGAATTTGGCGCTGGCGTAACGTATGGCAACGGACATCCGAATCCGATGGAATACGGGCCTGGCACCTATCCGGGACAAACCCACGCAATGGACCCCGGCGGCTGGTATTTGCCGAAGAACGTATTTGGAGTAAGCGGCGTTCACACCTACGGCAACCCGCCCAGCGCGGCGATGTACCAAACAGGTAAAGGGCTGCGCGAGATGGTTGAGCAGGCGGCGAAGGCAGTATTTTGGGGGTGATTGCCATTATTGACCTGGAGAGTCCGCTTTTTACGGAGATTGCTGGGGCGCTGAGAAGCGAGTACAAGGGCATCACCGTATACGGCGAATACGTGCCCGCGCCCGCCGGGTTTCCATCGGTTTCCATCGTGGAGATGGACAACGCCACGTTCCTGCCAACGTGGAGCAACCGGCAGACGGAGCAGTTTGCCGAGGTTATGTACGAGGTGAACGTGTACAGCAACCTTTCAAAGGGCAAAAAGAACCAGGCGAAGGCCATCATGGGCACCATCGACACGATGCTTCAGCAGTACGGGTTTGAGCGGATCACCGTGACGCCCGTACAGAACATGAACGACGCCACGATCTACCGCATGGTTGGGAGATACCGGGCGGTGGTCAGCGACGATTTGACAGTATACAGGAGGTAGATAGATATGTCTCAGGCGATCAATACCTTTCAGGCGACTCTGATGCAGGGCACCGGTACCGGTACGCTGACGTGGTCCCAACTGATCGAGATAAAAGATTTCCCGGACCTCATTGGGACCGTCGAGGCCCTGGAAAAGACCACAACTTCCGACGCCCAGCGCACCTACATCGAGGGCATCCTCGGCAACGATCAGAAGAGCTTCACCTGCAACTACAACCCCACCGATTACGCGAAGATCGCGGCACTGGAGGGCCAGGAGCTGAATCTGGCGGTGTGGTTTGGCTACACCAAGAGCGGCACCACCTACACCCCCGACGGCAGCATGGGCAAGTTCGAGGGCAAGGGCTATGTCCGCGCCAGCATCCCCGGCAAGGGCATCAACGAGGTCGTGGACATGACGGTGACGCTGACCATGACCGAGGGCTTTGTGCTGGTGGAGTAGTAAGGGGGACGGGGGACCTCATCCAGCGGGGGATAGTGCCCCACGGGACAAGGACCTCATCCGTCACGCGGACGGCGGCAATGCCGCCTGCGTGACACATTCCCCAAAGGGGAAGGCTTTTGGGGAGAACGTGACAGTCTACAGGCGTTTGGGGCGAGGGACGGATTGCCCTTGCCCCTGTCTGTAGAAGCGACGACACATCGACGGAGTGATAAGAGCAATGGCGAGAAAAAAGAAGGGAGAACAGAATATCATGAGTGACATCCAGAAGGCCAATATGATTGAGTTCGAATACAACGGGAAGGCTTACTGCCTGGAATACACGCCGGAGACCATCAAGAGGATGGAGGCCAACGGCTTCAACATCAACGAGATCGGCGAGAAGCCCGCGACCCGGCTGGAGCAGCTGTGGGCGGGCGCGTTCCTGGCACATCACCGCAAGGCGGTGGGCGACGGCATTCCCGAGAAACTGTTCAAGCAGATGAAGCGGCGCGAGGAGCTGCTGAAGAAGCTGACCGAAATGTACAACAACGCCCTGGAGTACCTGTTGCCCGATGAGGACGACGAGGGAAACGTGGACTGGACGGCGACCCTGTAAGGAAGGGTTCGACGGATAACGCACAGGATGTGAGTGACGGAGGAGAGACATCTGTCGCTCCCATAAGTTTAGCGGAGATGTTTACACAGATCTGTCCGGCTTACATGGCAATGGGCATGAGCTACAGCGAGTTCTGGCACAGCAACACGAAGGTTCACAAGGCATACCGGCTGGCGTGGGAACAAAAGAAGGCCTACCGGAACTGGGAGATGTGGTGGCAGGGCGGATACATCTACGAGGCGCTGCTGAAGGTGGCTCCGGTGATGCGGGCGGCCTTTGGCAAGGGTAAGGTGGAGCCCGGGAAGTATTCTGAAGAGCCTTATCCGCTGTCCAGCAGGGAGGCGGAGGAGCGCCAGGAAGCGCAGCAGCGGCAGAAGATGGAACGGATGCTGGAAGTGTTCAAGCGGGAGAGCGCGGAGAACCTTCGCAAGAGAGAACAGGAAAAGACGATGGATGGGGACGGGGAAACGATGTCTTCTGGCGGGGGATAGTGCCCCACGGAACCAGGACCTCATCCGTCAGCCCTGCGGGATGCCACAAAGGGCCTACCGGCCCCGCCTCGCTGAAATCTGTCCACTGGACAGATTTCCGGGCGCTCGTCGTCCCCAAAGGGGAAGGCTTTTGGGGACGGGATGGCTTTCGGAAGAATTGGGAACTAAGGGGGATTGAGAATCATGGCGGATACTATTGATTCGATTTCCATTGAGTTGACTGCCAGTACGCAATCGGCGGAAAATTCGATACAGCGCGTCATAGACGCGCTGCGTATGCTGCAAGCGGCAGCTATAGATGCTTCCGCGGAATCACGGATTGGCAAGTCGATTCGCTCCATTGCAAAAGCGGCGAAGGAAGTGGATACCGACGCCGGACAGAGGCTCGCGCGGCTTGCCGGCGGGCTTAAAGCGCTTTCCAAGGTTGGGGACCTTTCCAACCTTGCCGACGCAGGGAAGAATCTTTCCGGCGTGGTTCGCGCGGTCAACAGCATCGGCCAGAGCGGCGGCAAGGGACTGAGCGGGCTTGCGAACGGCATCAAGCAGACCAGCGACGCGCTGGGCGGCATAAAGGACGCCGACGTGAGCAAACTGGGTGCGGTGCGGGACGCGCTGAGCGGAGAGATGAGCGGGTCGCTGCATTCCAGCAGCAGAGTAAGCGAGAGCGCGTCGCTTGGTGGCATGGGAACGCCGGAGCCGAGCTTTGGCAACATGGCAGCCTACGGCGCGATGACCGTGTTCAAGTATACGGCGGACAGCATTCGTGACGCGACTATGGCATACCGCGAATTTGG